GTCCCGTTTCCGGGACCGAGGTTACGCGCGGGAGAACCGCGCCAACCCGTCGAAGATCGCTCCTCTTCGGGTTGCCTCCGAGGCAAGATTCTCACCAGCCCATTGTGGGTAGAGAAGAGCTCCATCTGGCGCACGCGTGCGCTGGATCCAAACCGCCGACGAGTCGGACTCCGGAAGGACGTTCAAGTCAGTTCCCTCTGGCACGTAAGTGCCAAGGTAGAGTTGGTTGATCGCCTTGCGGAGCTGACGCTCCCCCAGTTTAGGTCGTTTGCCTGAGCCCAATCCTAGCATGAGCACGTACTCGTAGTACAACCTTTCGGTTGACTCCTTTACGAGCTCATCCCAGGTTGGGCCGACGCACCACCGGACCTGGAGGGTGTCGGCGGGAGGATCCGCGCCTTCTTGTCCTCGTATGAAGGTGCCGCCCCTGACGAAATCACCAAGGTCTGAGACCGCTAGCTCCGAAGCTAGCTGCCACGTGGGATCTATAACCCCACGTACGAGAGACGGGATCGACTTCCCCTCTTTACGGAGGCTGGAAGTGATCCAACGTCTCCTCAAAGCAGCTTGCGTCAGGTTGCCGCGGGTCGGAAGACCAGTGCCTCCGTCACGGAGGGGCAGACCGTCTACGAGGCCGAGGGATGTGCCGAGTTTCCGAAGGCCTGGGTGGTGATCCAACCAGTTGATCACCGCCCACCGGCCGGAGGGATGGTTAGCGAGGGTCGAGTCAACCGAGAGAAGCAACATCACCGCAGTCGGGACGAAAAGGTCCGAGCCGTGCCCCCGAAGCTCTATGGGCAGCTCCGGGCGGACGAGTCCGCGTAGCGGGATGGCACCGTTTCTGGTGCCCCCTACTATGCGGCCGTCCGCAACGGAGAACTCGTAGAGTCTTTCGAGGAACACGGCTCGGGGCCGTTTCGAACGGACCACGGTAAAGTGCTTCCCCGGGCTGCACTGACCCCCGCACGCCTCGACGAGGCGCGAGTAACCCTGTGAGACTTCACGCCAGGTACAAGCAAGGCCGTCGTCGCCGCAGATAACAAATCTGTTGGCGGCGAAGGCCGAGCTAAACTTGACTCGACGAGCGCGGGCCGCCTCTTTGATCGACTCGGTCCACCAGAAAAGGTGGATCAGCGACAAGAGGGCCCACGACGTCGGAAGTCCCATAAGGATCCCGCGCTTCGTCCTGGCGGGTTCGCTTTCGCCTGGGTAGATCAGGTCCTGCGGCCCCGAAAGGCGCCGCAAGGCCTCGACCTCCCAGAGCGGGAGCTTACCACTATCCCTAAGGCCGTCGATCAACGATGAAACGAGGTCCAGAGGGAGTAGGTCCGTGGCTGACTTCAAGTCCGTCGAGGTAACAGTGTTACCCGTCGAGCCCTTGAAGTAGTCGAAGACCGACTCATCTGTGATTCCGATCAACGTTGACCGAGCTGAAGGATCCCGGCGCAAACCTCCAAGGAGGCGTTTGCGCACGACGTGCCCCAGAAGGGAGAAGCCGGCCGACGGGGAAGTCACGATACGGACTTTGAGCCCCCTCTCCTTCACGGGGATCACCCGATGCGGAGGAACATGTTCCTG